TTAGTATTCTAGTTTTTCGGACCTTAATACACTAATGATATGAGTCAATAGTGTACTCTTTCAGTAAGGTATTTTAGGCAGCTAAGTTACCTAATACATAGCGAGTGTACCGCTGACCCGACACTGGGTGCTTCTTCCAGTGGGACGTGATGGGAACACCGTCTTCTCTAAGCTCTTGGATACGCTTGGCTAGGCAGACAATGTGATGGTCAAGGATAGCCTCACGATTGCTGATGTGACCTACAGCTTTTAGGTGACGCATCAGGCGTATCTTCTGAGGGAGTTTAGAGGCGTCAACGATACGGGTGTTAGTAGTTGTTCTAGGCATAGGATTTCCTTTCGCATATGCACTTTGTGATGGGTTTACAGTGTAAACTCGGATTAGGAGACCTTGGTAATTAGGTCATCCTTCATGGTAACTTGGGCGAAAAACTCACGACCAAGGCCAGTGATGTGAGGGCGATTGGCTACCGTGATGGTGCCATTGCTCTTGTACTCTGGGCCAAAGATACTGGTCTCAATGTAATTGAGCCGTGATCCTACATTGCTTTTGAGTTCTTTCTTAGATGGGTAAGCTACAACCATAGTCATAATAATAATTCTCCTGATTTTGGGGGTTACCAGTTAATGGCAAATTCATTGCCGTCTTGATCTGTGATGAAGCCATCGGACCCAATGTCATCGGGGTACTGAAACTTTAAGGTTTCGGCTGCATCACAGCGGTTCTTGGCAATCACAGTGACCATTGCCATGCCCTCATCGGTCTCAAAGCAGACCTCATATGTGTTAGCCATTTCATATATCCTTTACTGTGATGTTTTTGACGCCCTTGCGCTGAAGGGTCTTGATCATATGCTCAACGGTTCTGTCGGACATGTGGGCGGTGCAGACTAAGAGGTCATTCACGTAGATTGATTTGTTACTGTTCATGTTAAAACGGTGGCTCCTCTTTGGGGTGTGAAGGTTTCCAGCCCCGCGAGACACGCAGGGGATTGGGGTGTGGTTTGTGGGTGGGTGGGTCTTCCCTGCTAAACATCTCAGCAAGGAAGGCCTCTAACTCAGCGGATACCGTGGATGTCACGCCACACAGTCCATGTGATTGCTTGGAGTTGGGATGCCGTTACGGTCTCATGGCGCAACTCTGAGAAGGCTTCAGCGGCCTCGCGGTAAGCCTTGCTGATGGTCTTGTACTCAAGCTTGCCTATGTTGCTTTTGTCGGAGGTTAGGCCGTGCCGCTGCCCATAGTAGATATTCTTTGCGTGACCATCGATACAGACGGCCTCAGGGTGATCATTCATACTCATGCAGCAAAGGAAGTAGGAGCGGGTCTTTTGACCATTGAGGATTGACAGGAGGTCATCTACCCCTGAGAGGTGACGTTCCTCTATGATCTTTACAGCCTTGTCGCGGTTAGGGTTGTAGGTACAGACAGTAGTCTCGCGCCAATCCTCATCGCCACTGGCGTAGGCCATGCACATACGCTCGGCATCGGCATGGTTGCGGTCAATCTTGTTATTGGGGGATAATGCGGAGAACACAGCACCGACATGGATATCATCGATGTTGGATCGAAGGGCTAATTCACTTAGCGTCTTGTGACACTGGGAATACCAAGTCATCCCTTTGGTGAATTGCTCTGGCGTAGCGATACACGCAACACCTAAGATATTAAAATAGTTGTAATGAGGGTTAGCACCCATGTTCTTAGTCCTTATTTTGAGGGGGAAAAGTTTACAGTGTAAACTCGGTTTGGAAGGTCATAAGCAGAGGGTGTGGTTGTCCCCCTACTTAGCCTAAGTTATATCACTTGTGGAAGGATTTGTCAATGCTTATGTTCTAACGCCCAAGGCTTTCCCTAGGTAGGAGGCGAATGATTTACGGTGATTATAGAGGGCGTTCATAGCCTCAGGTACTGGCTCTGGCTCTGGCTCTGAGTACATGTGATCCCATTCCCGCTGGGTAGTACCCATAAGTAAGAAGTCGCGGTCACTAGGATTTAGGTGTGGAAATTCATCTTGTACAAGCTTGCAGGGCTTACCGCTGGCGCGGTTAAGCTTCCACAATTCGTACTGATCCTCATCGATATCAAGATACCGCGTGGTGATAGAACCTGATAGGATGGATGTCATTGTTACATAGGCCATGTTGGTGATGCTCCTAATACATGTGCTTTTGATTTGATTGCGTTGATTTGTTTGGTTTCCAAGATGACCCAAGGGGTTTCATACACTGGCTCTTGATCCTCTTCGCCTACCGTGTGCCGATAGACAAAAGAGCTATGCCAGTAAGGGTCATAGGTAATTTCACGAAACTCTAAGTTAGGGGTGTCCAAGACCAACTGAAGAGGTGTCGAGGTGTAATACTCCCCCCTAACGTGGGCGTGGACGTTTTTCTTTCCCATTGAAAGTACACGCTGCCGCCCACCCTTCTGTACGTTGAATTTGGCATCCTTTAGGACTAGGGACCTACGGTGGTCAAAGACCTTGCCAGTGTAGCAATCCCTTATACTATACTTACACTTGTGCAAGTTCCAGTATACATCGACAAGCTTACTCCCCATGTGACTGCACCTCAATTACTCTGGTTAAAACAAAGGCACCACCATAGCACATATCAGCCGCTTGGTGCGCCTCGGTCTCGGTGTCATACTGGTAAGGTTGACCCCCTTTAGGACGCACCGAAACCCACTTCATAACGGGTCTTTCTAAGTCTCCAAGTGTAAGAGTATCTCGCACTTTAATTTGAAATTCGTACTTGCTGGTCATGGTTTAATCCTCCCCCTTTCCCCCATGCCACGCATAGCAGCACGAAGGGCAGAGACATTAAAAGTGGCACCGTCATGGGTCTTGAAGCCCCGAAAGGCTTTGGCAGCAATTTGAGCGCCATCCCGTACACCTTGGCGCAGAGCAACACCCTCTAGGCCTCTTCTAACAGCATCATTTTGTTGGATGTACCAATGCACCCTTAGGGCATTTGAGGTGTCAAAGCCTCCATACTTTTCTTTGCGCTTACGTCGCGCCTCTTTACGGTCATACATAGTATTATTCCTCTGATATTTGGGGTTTACAGTGTAAACTTTGGGGTGATTAGAATAGTGCGATAATCGTGGATGAGATCAGCACTAGGGCGATAAGTTCTAAGCCAGTCATAATTAATACTGCCCCATTGCTTCGTGCATCTGTTCAATGCTGGCTAGGCCTTGGTCTAATTTAGGGTCAATAACAGGGTGCATGTCCCTTAACTTTTCAAGACTTCCGATTGCATCAGTTAAGCCTAAACAGGCATCTTGAAGGTCATCAATCGAGACTAATTCGATATCATGCCGCACAGACTCGGTGGCTTCTTTTGCATCATAAACTAAACGCACAGCGGTACGCAGAGCTGTTGCAATGGATAATTTATAGGCGGTTCTAGCCTGTTCTAGTTGTAGTGTCATTGTGGTTATTCCTCTATGTGTGTTTTGGGGTTTACAGTGTAAACTCTGGGTCACCCCCCTAGGGCCTATGACCTCAGAGGATCATTAGGGTTCGGAGGGTAATTCGGGTGTGAAGGGTAATTCGTGATAGGGTGATAGGCCTATGATAGGAATTTCTGGAAATCTTTCGATAACCAGAAATTCCTTTTTTCATTTCAGATATTTGACCAATCGCTTGATTGTTTTTGTTTCGGCAATCAATGCCATGATTGGCAGCGCGATCACCGCGCCACCGATTGCTATGAATGATCCCATTGATCAGTTGACCGTCGCGGTTGCGGTTGTCGCTGGCTTGGCGTTGAACATACCAGACAAAAGGCCAGTACTAGGCGCGGCACCATTCTTGCGACGCTTGCGCGGCGCTGGCTTGGCAGGTCCTTGCTTTGCGGCCTCAATCTTAGCGTCGGCCTTTTCGGTTTCCATTGCCGCGATGGTGGCATCTTGCTTGCGCTTGGCGTCGGTCAACTCATTGCCTAGGCGTGAATTGAAGGTAGTCACTAAGGCCTCAATCTGCGCGGTCAACTCATTTTGTAGGACGCGCGAACCCTCTTTATTGATAAGGTTTTGAGTGGTCAAAAGCTTGGTCATGGCTTCAGATAACTTAACCTCTTTCGCGGTTGCGCTATCCTCTTTTGATGTATCGGCCTTGTCTGTTTTGTCGGCCTCTTTTGCGGCCTTTGCAGCGTCGGTGATCTTGCCGTAAGCCTGTCTGATTTTATACATGCAATCAGCGTTTAGGATGTACTGAACCCCATATCCTTCATCATTAAACACGCGACGAATTGTAGTGGTCATTTGCTTGATTGAGGATGGTATCTTGTCTTCAGCGCCAGCGGCCTTTGAAGCCTCTTTACCAGCGGCACCAATGGCATCTATCAGGGTTTTGAATTGATCTTCACCTTGATTGCTTTCAATCTTCAAATGATCTTGAACGGCCACTAGGATAGCGTCGGCCTTTGTTGTGTTGTTTTTGATGAAGGCCTTGACTGCGCGTTGTACTGTCAAAGTTGTTCCGGTTGCTTTTGTTTCGGTTGTCATAATCTTTAGTCCTTTGTTTGAAGGTTTACAGTGTAAACTCTGTTGAGCGGTGATCGTGGTTGATACACCTATAGGTTGATAACGACAGATAGCTCCCGCCGTTAAATACAGACTACTCGATCTATTACACATATGCAAGCTTTATGTTCTAACCATAGGCTTGATGTTCTAACGGTCCCTAGAGTTTACACTGTAAACTCTGAAGGCCGAAAATCGCACAGATGCATATTCAAATTAAGATATGTGAATATCAAGATGATGATCATCATGTTATGTTATAATGTAACAGGACATTGAAAGACTGCCAGAGTTTACACTGTAAACCCACCGCAGATATAGTATCTACGGGAACCCCTTGTTTATATGGTCCTATGGTTTCACGGTGGCGCAAATGGTGGCGCTGGGTATGCTGCACTGCCGCATATATCATTAAATCCATGCTGCACCGCAGAATCGCTCACGCCCACCCGTTACATTATAACATAACACGCCCAGCCGACACCCCAATGGGGGAATTTTCCAACAGCCATTACATAAATACCCTTTCGGATTTTTGTGACCAAATAATCCCCTATAGTATCACCTGTGGAACCAATAGCCCCCAAAGCCCTTTAAAGGCCTTGAGGGTAGAGAGTTATATAATATTTATTGATGTTAAATGATCTCATCATTACCACCTACAGTTATTACTGGTTTCTTAGCCAACTATAGGTAGGTAACTTTGGGGTCCTTCCTACAATGTCCATTATTAAAAGAGTTAGGCAATTTGCTCATTAGGCATCCGACCATTTGCTCACTACATCCACGTTAGGCTCTTAGGCTCTTGAGGCCCTTTGACGAGGAACAATGATGTATCTTTGAACTTCTCTAGTTCTTGCATGAATATGTCGTTCTTTCTAACATTCATCTCTTTGTCTGCATCAGCCGCCATCTGTTCGACCCAGTAGGCCACAGCTATAGCTAGGGCATCTAGTCTATCGTCGTGTCCTAAGGCCCCACGGTCCTTACTGATCCTAGTCATCTGGTGGATCAGGGTGTATCTACTAGCCTTCTCTGGTGGGTAGTGTTGAACACTCTTCCAATCCTTCTCTAGGACCTTTGGATCGATGACCAATCTGTGTTGGTTCATCACAGGCTCTAGGGTATCGATGATCCTAAGTTCCTTTTGTTTACTATGACGCACTTCCTCAATGGAGCAGGGATACACACGGTTAAACACAGGCTTGAGTAGTTCAGTGAACATACCGTCACCAAAGTTACTTTCGATGATTGTGTAGTTGACTTTGTACTGTTTAGCGAGAAAGGCCAAAGCTTGTAAGGTTTCGGGTCCATAGCCACCTTTTAATCCCCCTGCATCCTTAACATATAGGATACCGTTTTGCATCTTAACGATAGCGTAGGCTGTCTCATCCTGTCCTCGTCCTGAGGGGTCAATGGCTAAGACTGAGCCTGTGTACTCTAGCCACTCTCCTAGGGTCTCTACAGGCCCGTAGAAGCGGTCTCCTGATAAGGCTAGGTTGGGTAGGTCTTGGATGGGGATTGATTTACCCCACACCACCTTCTCTGGGGCTTTGTCGTTATCTACACCCATGACAATTAGGTCTGAGACCTTCAATGGATACTTGTCACCATCGGACAATGAGGTGTCCAACATGAACTGTAGGGCAAAGCCTGATCGACCATAGGATAACTCCCGTTCAGTTAGGTCTTCATCATCGAACCTGAGAGAGTCTGTAGGGGTCCCTAGGAGGCTTTGGTCATTATCTAGGGCGTCCCCTACCAAGGGAGCCAGTCTGTCGCTGTACTTGCCTCTCAGGGCCTCTGAGGGGTAACGGGCAGGCCATATCCTCAGTTCATATCCACGGTTTCTTAGCTCTTCATATAAGCTCATCTCGCATTGTGGGGTGCCAAGGTAGATCACCCTGCCATCTGGCTTGAGGACCGCATCGAACTCCTTGACGCTCTCCCCAAGTTTCTCCCTCATCATCTGTGTTGCGGAGTTGTTGGGTACTTCCACATCGTCTGCAATAATCACGTCTGCTCGACTTCCTGTTAATTGCCCCGATATACCTACGGATTTCACTGAAGGTGACCCAGATGCTCTCGCTGGGCCAACGTCGAAGGCAATCTTTGACCATCGTTGGGTGTCCTTTGCTATTAGGTGCTGACATATTGGAAGTTGAGTTATGATTTGTTGTGAGAATGTACTGAAGTCATCGGCTCTACTCTTAGAGGCCGACACAACCATGAATTTCTTGTCGGGGTCTAGGAGAAGCTGGTGAACGACATAGGCACAGGTGATATAGGACTTCCCTACCCCCCGAAAAGCTTGGATGACCATACGCCTAGGACCACCTTGTAGGTAGTCAGCCATGTCATACTGTATCGGGGTGGGGTCTGGTAGGTTGAGATGCTTCCAGACTAAGTACAGGAAGTTCCTAAAGTCTCGCAGTTGTGCGGGGACTTCTGTTGTCATTGTTTGAATTGGGAGCCTTGTATCTCTGCATCACTAAAGGGCAGAGCCTCTAGTAGATTGCTAATGGGACTGTCGGGGACCGCTAGGGCCTCAATGTGGTTATCTTTTAAGAACTTTACAGCTACGCTGATTTCAGCGGCTGTTGCCTCACCAGTTTGAATTTTATCCAAAAGCTGATGAGCAACGGCACTGTGTAGAGCATCCAAAAGATCGAAGGATGCTTTTGTACTCATTGTATCTCTTTCTCTAATTATTACTGCATGGCCCAGACCGTTAAGCCCACTAGGAGAACTAAAGTTATGCCCACAGCCAAGCCGCCACCTACGACAGCGGCCTCTTGCATATCCTCTTGTTTCTGTTGTTTGGCTTTTCGTTTTAAAGTTTGCCTCTGCTTTTCTTCATGGGCCACTTCTTTCTGGAGCTTTATAATATCGGTCCACGCATAGAACCCAAATCTGGCTATGATTAATGCCTTTACCTCTGCAATATGCTCATCAGCCAATTTCTGGTCAATTATGGTTTGAGTAGGAGACTTGCCTACGGCTCTCTCCTGTTTCTCTTGTTGTTTAAGTTGTTTTTTACCCTCAAATAAATCGTCCACCTGAGATGCCAAACTAGACATATCCTGTGCCGCATTTAGACCCTTAGATATGATCTCTGCTGATTTTTTGACGAGCGCGATCCCTGCTAAAATCTCCGCTACAGCCATATTACCCTACACTCTTACTCCCGCTACACTTCCAGCGTTTACGAGAGAGCCTTAGGGGGCTGTTGGGATCGTTTGCTGCACCAGAATGGGAGCGCATTTGCCCCATAGACCGCGCACAGTACGCATCACCCTTTGAGGTGTTTGGTCTAACACGGGGTCCACCATCCGAGGCGTTCCCTGCCTGACCATAGCCTACCCTTCTGTTTCCAACCTTTTTGTATCGGGCTTTTTTTGTACTCATTAACCCTATTTCCTTTTCGGTTGTCGTTTTAAGTTAGATTGTGCTGAAACCACCCTCAGGTTTGCAGGGCTGTTGTCATCAGCATTGTAATTTTTATGGTCTACGTGCTTTCCATCGCCCACCTTGGCGCGTCCTTGCTTGATCATGTACCGTCTAGCTTTGTTACGGTTTGATCTGCGTCTTCGCTGCTCTGGTGTGCCGTGGTAATCTCTGTATTCTTTCGCGTAGTCACGGCTCATTTAGCTGTGCCTTTCATCTTATCGAAGGTCCTGAGACCCGCGAGACCTAACATTGCCATGACAAGCTCAAACAGAGCGTCCATAGGAACCTCAGGTAATAAAAATAAAGGTACTCCAAACATTATTGCGATCCATGAGGCAAAGGGGTGGCCCACAAATGCCCAGAAGACGCCTATACTGCATGTCCAACCAATAGCTGGACGCCAACCAGCAACCCATATGCTTCTATGGGCTGCTTCTACTTTGTTGGTCTCTGCTTGCATCTTGTTGACTTCATTAGCAGCGGTCACTAGCTCAAGCTCAATCTTTTGCTTGGCTAATGCCGCCCCTGCTTTATCAGGTATGCTTTTATCAACGATCTTCAGAATGTTTGGAAGCACCGTAGCTAGTGCTTGCAACATTGTTTATTAAACTCCAAATATTTTAAATATGTATCCTAGACCTATTTGGTCTGCAAAGAATAAAGCTGCACCACCAAGTACAAACCACTTAATTTGTATTAAGACCTCATGGATACCCCTAAGGCATCTCTTCATGTCCTCTGTGGTGTCGTATAGCTCTCTAATGTTTTGATCTTGGCGTTCTATTAGCCACTCTGTTTTGGCTAGTCGGGTTTCTACGTCATCCACAATTTATACCTAGTCCTTCTACGTTTTGTGCAAAAGAACCCTCCCACCAAGAATAGTATAAACCATCTAGTTCAATAGACATTTCATCTGGATGATTGAACATATCGCTGTATGAACCTAGTCCTGAGGGTTTCTTTGAATTTTTAATCATATATGAAAGGCTTGGGTCTGCGTTTTCTACGCACCGCCTTCCTCTTTCCTCTGCGTATTCCCAAAAGTCTGAAACAAACTCAGAGCCAGCATAGTAATGAAGCATGATGATGTTTTCAGTTGCATCTATTACTGCATTGTATCTTCGCTCTGTTAAGTCTTTTGAATGTCCTGAGAACCAGTGGTAACCCGCCTGTACGTTTATAGCGTCTACGTTACCAAAAGATGTAGCTTCTAACGGTTCTAAAAAGAATGAAGCGTTCCCATTATAGGCTATGTTGCCTTTTAAATTTTCACGCCTTTTGTAGTTCTTAAATGAGAACGCATTTGTATCTTTACTAGGTACTAGATTGTACTGTTCAAATATATGTTTTACGTCCTCTTGTACCTCTTCCAAAGTGTTGATGTCTTTGTTGTACATATACCCAATAGAGCATCTGTTCTGTAGCGGAATACCGAATACCCATCCATATGGCCTAGCAATAGTTAAGGTATGGTTGAACCTTGGAAAGTCCCAATAGCACTGTGTCACATATACAGAGTTAACTGGTATGTAAGGCGATAGCTTATAGTCTTCATAATCTTTTGGTTTTCCAGAACAGTCTAAGATGAAATCTGCATCAAGGTTTGATACATCTACATTCATTCTTTTAATGTTTACGTTCTTTGAAATCTTATCTTCCACATAGTCTTGGAGCTTCAAAGCGTTGAAGTGTATAGAGGTTGCTGGGCTTGGGAAGTCATGCAAGAAGGGGGTCTTGGTTTTACCCCATCCCTGCTTGTAAATACCTGTCTTAATAGTCCCATCTAATTTATCAAAGTCTCTGGGTGAGAAGTTTACACACTTTTGTAAGCGTGAGGGTAGGGTTAGGTTGGACCCCTCCCCTACCGCCTGTGGTTTTATATTCGGATCAAAATACCAATCCACTTCAACACCAGACCATTGTGTGAAGTAAGCTGCCGACATACAACCAGCCGTTCCTCTACCTACTACTGCTACTTTAGTCATTTAATACATTACCCCTAAACACTATGTTAGGCACCTCTAAAGGCCAATTGGGGTGGCTTGGCGCATCCCTGAGAGATTGTCTGTAGTCAATCAAATCTTGATCTGGGTTCATGTCTGGAAGCATCATAAAGTCTGTGCGTTTTAATTCGTTATCCCGCTGCTTTCGATAGTTTTTTGACATCTCCTCGATTTCATATTGTGTAATTGGTGGTTCTGTTTCTTGATACTCAGGCCAATTACTTATTGGTTCGTCATCCTCAACATTAATACCTTGTCGGGTGAGTTTATGATAAAATATTTTAGTCAATTTATTGCCTTTTTAAGTTATAACCACCAAATTCTGAGACTTCCATTAGCACCTTGTCCTCCTATACCAGAGCCGCCCCCGCCTGGAACTGCACCATTACCACCAGCACCAGAAGCACCGTTTCCAGAGTATGTAGAAATTACACCAGCACCAACTCCACCGTATTCTGTGTAACCCTTTCCCCCACCAAAATCTAAGAAATAATTGTTATCGGGTTTTGATGATGTACCACCAATTGTTGTACCCCAGACGTTTCGCTGTTCATTAGGAGTTGTACTTCCAAAGGAATTTGCAGGAACTGTTACACCTTGAAGAACAGGTACTGAGTTATTTGCTAAGAATTGAAAATGATTACCTTGTAGTCCAGAAGTCGATGTCATGGCAGTAGATTGTACAACATGGCAAGTCCTGTCTCCTTGGGTGTTTGTGCTTTTAACAATTCCTCCCAAGGTTATTGTACTTGCTTGCATCGATCCCGCCATCCAAGAACCTGACGAACTTTGTCCTGATGCTATTGTAAATGCTGTACCATTTATACTACCCGCCGATCCTACAATCATCATAGAGCCAGCACCATCACCACCAAACTTCCAGCTAGTATCTCCCGAATAATAACTAGAATTTCCAGCAGCACCTCCACCAACTAATAACATCCAAATAATATCATCAGCACCTAGGCCACTATAATTACTACGTGTAAAAGTGCCTGATGTGGTTATTGTGGCATTTGGTGTCGAAGCAAAATTAGGTTCAAAAGTCAGTCCAACAGGAGGTGCCGAACCAATATCATTTGCATAGAACATATCCTTAGTGGTTTGATCTATGCCTGTGAGGTTCTGTAAAGCCCTAGCTGCCGTTATGACAGAGGTTCCCCCCACTTCAAGAGAGGCAGCGTTTGTAACACCGTTTCTAACCTCTAATCCCTCAGTTGAACCAGCAACTACACGCCATTCATCATTGTTGTGGAATTGCATGTAGGTATCTGCATCTCCATTATGAGTGATTGAGTCACGAAGACTAATATCCTCAACGCTGGTGATACTTTGTCCACCAAAAGATACATCACCTGTGAACGTACCACCACCGAATGGATTACCTGAGGGACCAGCGGGACCAGTAGGTCCAGTGGGACCAGCTACTGTACTATCTGCACCATCTGCGCCAGCGGCACCAGTAGCACCTGAGGGTCCCTGTGGTCCTGTGGCCCCATCTGCACCAGCGGGTCCTGTAGACCCTGCCGTTCCTTGAGGTCCTTGTGCGCCTGTTGTACCTTGAGGGCCTGTAGCACCAGTAGCCCCATCGTCACCCTGAGGACCTACAGAGCCTGTAGTTCCTTGAGGTCCCGTGGCTCCTGTAGCTCCATCGGCTCCTGTAGCACCTTGAGGACCTGTGGCTCCTGTAGGCCCAGCGGGACCTTGTGGGCCTGTCGCAC